CTGGTATCGCTGCACAGCGTTACATGGCTCCGGGCAATACTCCGACCACCATTATCGGTGCGGCTGACGTTTATATGTCGGACTTTGGCACGATGTCGGTTGTTCCTAACCGCTTCATGCGTACCCGCGATGCTCTGGTGCTTGATCCTGAGTACGCAGCACTCGCTTACCTGCGTCCATTCCAGACCAATGATCTGGCTAAGACCGGCGACAGCGAGAACACTCAGATTCTTGCTGAAGTAACGCTCGAGGTTAAGAACGAAGCTGCTCATGGCGGAATTTTCGATCTTGATATGTCTCTGTAATAAGTAGCAAATAGCCCCTGCCTAACGGTGGGGGCTAACTATAATAAGGAAAGCATTTTTGCTCTTGTTATAGGAACACTAAAACAAGGAATTTATGAGCAACCCGATACGGACTCAGACAGTACACGCAGACGGTGACGGTGGTATCGTCATCGAGACCAAGCAGGACATCACAGACATTCTTGAGGCTAATAGGCTACAAAGAGAGTTTGATAAGCAGAGGACAGGACATCTTAACGAACTGCACCATATCGCTAAGATTCCATACACTGTGGTTGATGACCTAAACCAACAAGGAATTATGCGAGGCTTTGCTGTCATAGATCAGGACAGATTCGCACAGTTTCTTAATGGGACAGAGCTTGGTAATGCACTGAAAACGTATCGAGGGACTATATGAGAGTTGGTGTTTGTGTCCCATGCAGGGATGAGGTGCATACTGGTTTTGCTTTCGACTTTGCGAGGATGGCGGCACACGATGCCTCTATTCGTTGCAAGGACGGTAAAGGTGGACTAAGCCTTTATACAATGCCGGGAACGCTGATATTTGACCAGCGCGAGAAGTTGGCAGAAGTGGCATTAGGTGAAGGATGTGACGCGCTATTGTTTATTGATAGCGATATGCGATTCCCGCATGACATCATTACCATAATGTTAAGTAGGAATGTTCCGATTGTTGGGGTAAATGCAACGACTAGAAGGAAGCCTGTAACGCCTACAGCCAAGATACTCACAAGGTATATGGAAGGTGATACAGAGGTTCGTAAGTGGTCGAACATTGACTCTCGCGGCAAGGAAGGGATTGAGGAAGTTACAGCGGTTGGATTTGGTGCTGTGATGATCCGTAGAGAAGTGTTTGAGAAGACCGGAAGACCTTGGTTTGATGCTGGATGGGGTTCTAACGGTATATGTGGTGAGGATGTGTTCTTCTGCGTCAAGGCTGGTTCTGAGGGCTTTCAGACGTATGTAGATCACGAACTATCAATGCACATCCGGCATATCGGCACTTACGAATACGGTTGGAAAGATTTTGAGCAGCTAGAGGAATAACATGGCATTTACGACCTATAGCGAGTTAAAAACAACGATAGCTAACTATCTGGCTCGTAGTGATCTGACTTCAGTTATTCCGGACTTTATCCGTCTGGCTGAGACTAGGTTGCAGAGAGACCTAAGAATCCGTCAGATGTTGGTTGTAGCTACAGCAAGTACAACGGGTGGCGATTCAACACTTGGATTACCTACCGACTTCTTAGAGATGAGGGATATTCATCTCAACACGACTCCGATTACTACGCTACGTTACAAGGCTCCTAACTCGTTTTATCAGGAATCTCGGGTAACGGATGGCGGCAAGCCTCTTGATTACACTATTCTCGGTGCGGAGATGCAGTTAGCTCCGGTTCCAGATTCGTCTTATACGGCGCAGATGTTGTATTACGCCAAGCCTCCTGTATTATCAGATTCGACAGCTAGTAACGTATTCTTGGCTTATGTGCCTGATGCGTTGCTATATGCGTCTTTGGCAGAGGCAGAGCCGTATTTGATGAATGATGCAAGGGTGCAGACTTGGGCTTCCTTGTATTCTAGGGCGATTGATTCTATCTCTACGTCCGACCAAGCAAGTGAGTATAGTGGTCAACCTATGTCTATGTCTTATAACGTGAGGTAAATCATGGCAGAAATGTCGAACCATCTCGAGAACGCTATTATCAATGCGACTCTCCGCAACACAAGCTACACAAGCCCGACAACGGTTTATGTAGGCTTGTACACAACTGATCCGGGTGAAGGCAATACAGGTACTGAGGTATCTGGTGGTTCCTACGCTCGTACAGCGGTAACATTTGGTGCGCCTAGCAACGGTGTATCAACAAATAGTGCGTCAGTTACTTTCCCGACTGCTACTGGCACATGGGGTACTGTGACTCACGTTGGTATTTTGGATGCGTCAACTAGCGGCAACCTGCTGTATTACACAGCCTTGGATGCGTCTAAGTCGATTGCTTCTGGTGACGTGTTCACAATCTCGACAGGTAACCTTTCCGTAACTCTGGAGTAATCTATGGCACTCGTAATTGCTGACCGAGTTCGGGAAACGTCCACCACGACCGGCACAGGCACATTAACACTGGACGGTGCAGTAACGGGCTTTCGTACTTTCGGATCGGCGATTGGCGATGGTAATACTTGTTATTACACGATTACTCTCGGTGCGGATTGGGAAGTTGGTCTCGGTACTGTTGGAACGGGTACGTTAGCTCGTACTACGGTACTGAAATCATCTAACAGCAATAGTGCGGTTAATTTCGGTGCTGGCACTAAGGATGTCTTTGTAACGTATGCGGCTGATGTTGCTGCTATAACGAGTGCTGCACAGACATTTACGGCTGCTCAGACGTTTAGAGCGTCTAATGCTATTCGTTCTGAGGCTGCGTCAACACAGGATGCTATCGTTATCGCTGGTAGGGCTGGCGGTACTTCTTCCTATGCTGCGACGCTAACGCCAACGACGTTAAGTGCCAATCGTACTTTGACGCTGCCAGATGCAAGCACGACTGTGGTTGGCACAGATACCACGCAGACGCTGACGAACAAAACGCTCACATCGCCAACGCTTACCACGCCAGCTCTCGGTACTCCATCGTCTGGCAACTTGTCGAACTGTACTGCTGACGGCACGAACTCCGTGGGATTTTTGAACATCCCGCAGAACAGTCAGTCAGCTGCGTATACGCTGGTGCTGGCAGATGCAGGAAAACACATCCTGCATCCATCCGCTGACACGACAGCGCGAACCTTCACGATCCCAGCAAACAGCAGCGTGGCGTTTCCCGTTGGAACGGCGATCACGTTCATCAACCAAAACGGCGCTGGCTCAGTAACGATCGCTATCACGACCGACACGATGCGCTTGGCAGGTGCTGGCACGACTGGATCTAGGACGCTGGCTGCCAATGGTGTGGCAACAGCGATAAAGATCACCAGCACTGAGTGGATCATTTCTGGATCGGGTCTGACATGACGGGAATTCTGCAAGGGGTTTTGGCTTCAATTGGCGGCAGTTCTGCCACGCCAACAGTTGAATACCTTGTAGTCGCTGGTGGCGGCGCAGGCGGATCTAACAGTTCTAACTTTTCCGGTGGCGGCGGTGCTGGCGGTTTATTGACTGCGACCGGCTATGCGGTAACTGCTGGATCAGCAATCACTGTTACCGTGGGCGCTGGAGGAACTGCCGGTACAAGCAACACATCAACAGCAGGCAGCAATTCTGTATTTGGTTCTATTACCGCAATAGGTGGCGGTTACGGTGGATCGGACACAAGAGACGGCGGGAGTGGCGGCTCTGGCGGCGGTTCTGGTGAGCAAAACAACAAAGGAACTGGTACTGCTGGACAAGGTTATGACGGTGGAACTGCTGGTGGAAGTGCCGGTGGAGATGATGCTGGCGGTGGTGGCGGTGCTGGTGCAGTAGGTGGAAATTCTCCATCGGGCGGTGCTGGTGGCGCTGGTGGTATTGGTGTTCAATCCTCTATTACTGGCTCCGCGATCTATTACGCCGGAGGTGGTGGTGGTGCTGGTCGAACTACTGGCACAGGTGGCGGTGCTGGTGGTAACGGAGGCGGGGGAACTGGCGCAACGTATAACGACTCCGCAAGGCAAGCAACTTCTGGAACTGCAAATACCGGCGGCGGTGGTGGTGGTGGAGTTGCTTCCAACGTGCCAACGCCAGGCGCAGGTGGATCTGGCATTGTCATTATTCGTTATGCAGACACCTATCCTGCTGCTACATCAACCACAGGTTCGCCAACGATAACGGTTTCTGGTGGTTATAGAATTTACAAATGGACTGGTTCCGGGTCGATTACGTTCTGAGGTAACTGATGGCTCACTTTGCACAACTCGATGAGAACAACGTAGTCACGCAAGTGATCGTCGTTCACAACAATGAATTGATGGACAGCGGCGTGGAGTCCGAAGCCAAGGGCATTGCCTTTTGCCAGTCGCTGTTCGGAGCAGACACCGTTTGGAAGCAGACCAGCTACAACGGCAACTTCCGCAAGCACTACGCAGGCGTTGGCTACACCTACAACGCTGTGCGCGATGCGTTCATTCCACCGCAGCCTTATCCATCGTGGACATTAGACGCTAATGCTCAATGGCAACCGCCAGTAGCAATTCCTACCGATGGAAAGATGTACTCATGGGATGAGGCAACGACATCTTGGGTCGAGATAGTAGAGGCTTAAATGCTTGGATTCCTACCGTTATCTGCTGCTGCAATATCTGAAGATAGCATTACTACGCTGGTTACAGCGTCAGGGGCGATTAACGGTCGAGCGTTAGTTACTGCGGCTGG